CCACGTGTAAAGGCGTCGTTAAATTCAAACAGTTGAAGTTTAGCTGCGGTTGCAACTGCTTTCTCTACTGTATTGAACAATCTTCTTACATTAATTCTGCTAAATGCACCTGTTGATGCTGTTAGTGTTTTATCACCAAAAAGAATAATACCTGCACCTGGGTCACCAATAACTGGGTTGATGCTGTTTTTGTATAATGTATCTCTTTGTGCTTTGCTAGGACTCCATGCTAGTTTAACCGCATTTTTAATAGCCCCTCTAGAGCTACCTGCTGGTGAAAACCATGGGTCAGCCTCGGCATCTGCAACAACACAAGTTCCTGCAACATCACCGTTTAATGGCACCCATCTATATGCATCGTTATATTTGTCGAACATATATTTCCAACCTGAGTCCATAACTGCAAATTGTGACCTACTGTAATTAGCGCCTGTAATTTCTGCAACTACGTTTGTTAATGGGTCAGAGTTATTTACAACGTTAGCTTTTTGTGGTGATATGAAAACCATGCAGTCTTTTCTAACTACTGCTACGTTATCAATTATCCAATCACCCACTGTTTGTGAATGACCACCTGCTAAAAGTAATTGAACATCAACTAATTCGTCGTTAGCTAGTAGACCGTAACCTGTTTGTAGGTCGCCGTCTGCTGGTGCATTAGTAACACCTAAAGTTAATCTAACTGTTAATTCTGAGTTGCCACTTGGAACAAATCCATAAAGTCCTGAACTAGCAGATGATACAGTTGAGAAGTTATTACCAAAGTTAGAAGCATTAGAATCTGCAGGATGGTCCATCCACCATACATACTTACTTCTGCTGTTAATAACCTTCTTATAAAAATTTGTTTGGTTTAATGAATCTTTAGCATCTGAAGCTTTTGAAACGTTTGAGAATTTCTCTAAAACTGTTCCTGCAGTTCCTGAAAATAGACCACCTTTGTCTACAACAATAATGTGCATAGCGTCTAAGTCGCAACCATTATTTCTTGCACTAGATGTTGATGTTGGTCTGTTGTCAAAGTTACCTGCATATGACCATGCTGTTGTCATAACAGCTGTAGCAGTTGCTCCACTACCACCGCCACCTGAGATTGTTACACTAGGTGCTGATGTATAACCAAAGCCTGGTTGTGTTATTGTAATTGATGAAACTGTTGCACCGTCTAGAACTGCTGTTCCTTGTGCTGCCACCGTGGTAACACCTACACCTGGAGGTGAATCAAATGTTACTGTTGGTATAGAAGTATAACCTGTTCCTGCAGTATCAACAGTTACAGAAGCAACTGATGAAGCATCAAAGGATGCGTAGTCTGCGAAACTTACTTCTAAAGAGTTTCCAATTTCTCCTGGATACTTAGCTGCCCACATTCCAACGGCGCCTGCACCGCCTTCATATGAGGCTTCATATTCAGATTCATTTCTAATTAAAACTGCTGTTCCGTTTGATATAGCATTTCTAGCTGTTGAACCAACTTCTCTAATCGTAAGAAGTGATGAGCCATATGCTAAAAAGGAAGATGCAGTTAAAAAATCTTCTGCGGTTGTGTCATTAGGTTTGCCAAATCGTGCAACAAGATTATTTTCTGAATCTATGTTTAAGATTTGTCTTGCAGGACCCCACTGGAAGTCACCAACAAATCCGCCTACTGTAGTAGCGACTGCTGGAACAACGTTAGTGGCATCTTGTTCCCTAATTAATACACCTGGGGAAAGCTGAAAAGCCATGTTTTTCTCCTTTATTTAAGTTTTTAATACTTATTATATTTACTATAGAATATTTATAATTCTTTTAATTTTGTGTCTTCAAACACCCAGAGATCTCCACCGAAAACTTCTGTTTCCGGCATAAAACCATCGTCTATTAAACCAAAAGGTGTTAGTTCAGTTTCTATTTCTCTCATTTCTGCATTGTATAATCCTTCTCTTACTTGAACATTAGTTAAATCTCCAAAGAAAGAGTTGGTTGTTACCCAACCAAACAACACAAGACACATTGCCAGGTCATCGTGATACCCTTCATCTGCTTGATAGGAGTTTCCTCGTTCTATAAAAGTAGATAGTTCCTGTATTATTTCTGCATCAAATACTAAAAGTTTTTGTTCTTCCATTAAACTTTTAAATGCAAAACATCCTTGACGTTTTACTGCTTTAGATGTTGTAACACCCAACTTGGTAGCTCTACCAAATCCAGGTGTAATATATTGTTTGTTATTTTCTTGTATAGTTGTAAAAATGTTTTCGTATTCGCATTCTGTATGTAATATGTCTACAACCTGTTGTCCTATATCATTACTTTCTAATAACACAAAAGCATTATTATAATCCTTACCTACTTTATCAATTATATTAGGATAAAGCATGGGTGGAATCTTGTTGTGTCGATACTTTGCCACAACTTTATACGGCATCTCAGTTACATCTATAACTACAAAGGCAGAGTAATCTCCTCCTATACCTCGTGCTACGTCTGCAACCAATACGTAATATTTATTTTTTTCAGGATTTACATAGATGTCTAAACCATCTTTTGTATATAATGGGTCTATTGAACTTAGTCTTCCTATTGTTTTACTGTTAATAAGTGTATTAGATGACCCTAAAAATTCACATAAAACCTCTTGATTAAATTTAAGTTCTCCTAATAATCCTAATTGTTCTTCTGCCCATTTATCATCTCTACCCGGTATTTCGGTATAGTGAATAAACATATTTTTAAATCCATTTGTGCCTTTCTCTGCTTCGTTCCAGAATTTCCAAAAATGATTGTAACCTAAAGGTGTAGATGTAAGTAATATCTTTGTAGTTTCACCAGCAGAAATAGTTGGATAAACAGAAGTAAAAAATTCATCCGCTACATTGTTAGGTATAATAGCTGCCTCATCAATGTATAGCCAGTTTACAGATTTACCCCTAATCCCAGATGATGTTGTAGCTGCCGTAAATACACGAGAACCGTTCTCTAAATCAACGTCACCTTTGTTCCAGGTTTTTACACCCTGTTGCATCCACAAAGGTAAATGCTCATACATTATTTGATATCTACTTAATACTTCTCTGGCTGCTGTGCTTTTGTTAGCCATAATAGCAACGGTTTTACTATCATTAAATATACTATAATGTAATATACAGGCAGCTGCTGTAATAGTTTTACCCTGCTGTCTACCTTCCATTAAAATTGTTTTACGATTGCTCATAATAAAATCGACTTTACGTTTTTGACATTCATAAAGTATGAATGGTTGAAGGCCCTTATCAAGCGTAACTATTTTACAATAGTTCTCAATAAAATATTTGGGGTCGTCTTTGCATTTCATATACTCCGATAATTGTTTCTTTGTCCAGTTATGCTTATGTGCAACTGGCTTAAGATTCGGATTACCGTGATATGATGTAGACTCAGTTGTCTCCGTCATCTGTTGTGTCATGTTCAATTACCTTCTCATTCTCTTTTTGTATTGCTTTTAAAAGGTCAGAAGTGCTTCCATTAAATACTATGTTGTTTTGTGTTCCTATTTGTTTAGGTCTAGATTCATCTGCATTTTCTATTTTTTGTTTCTTCTCTTGTATATCCATTGCCTGTAGTGCCTGGTCGCCTAAGTTTTTAATTGCCTGTGCAGCTACTTCATATGCTCTAGGGTTATCACTATTTTGTGCAACTGCTAATATACCTTGAATAGTGGATTCACTATATGCCATAGCTCGTTTTAAAACATTACGTGCTTCTTCAAAGTCTTCATCTACAGTCCCCGCTTTAATTTCCGGAACTTTAACTTTAAGGTCCTTTGTTACTGTATCAAATGTTTTGTCTAAAGCTTCAAATATTTTATTATCATTTTTCATTATATGTTATCAAACTCCACTAAAAATCTGTATGGGTCCTCAACTGTAATAACATCATCACTATTTAAAGGTGATTCTATTGTTACTGTTGGTGCTTCTGTATATCCAGATCCTACATCATCTATTATTATTTCTTTAATTCTATCTTCAATCATTACAGCATGGGCTCTTCCATTGCCTGTAATAGTAACGTTTGGTTCTTTAACATATCCCGAACCTGCATATGTTAAAGTAATTTTATCTAAACTACCTGAATCTATTGTCGCTGTAGCCGTTGCTGTTGCTGGTTGGACACTAGCTGTTATTTTTGTTCCTTGACTGGTTTCTAATGAAGTGAAAGCATCAACAATCGCTTTACGTATAATTCCTTCTTTAGAAACATGACCATAAAAATTAAGTTTCATATTAAAATTTAAAGTCCAAACTATACTTTGTCTGGCAGCAAACGTCCCTGATGTGTTATCTTCATAATTAATATCTTGTAATACTATCTTAATATCTCTTTTAATACCCATCTCAGGTAAATCATTTATAGTTATATTAAAGTCTGGGTTAAAATATGGAAGTATTTGTTCTAATACTCCCAAGCCATCTTCTTGGTTCTTTGCAAATATATATAACGATATGTTTAAATCATATGGTGTAGACACAAATTGACGCTTTACATTTAAAGCATCAGTAGTCTGCGGTTTAATATGTTTTTGAATCTGTGATATTTTTCTAGCAGGGTCATACATTAAAGATGTAATCTCAAACCCCATACGAGGTAATACTATCGCTACCTCTCCTCTACTTTCAACGGTTGGTATTTGTTCTATTCTTGATAAGAATTTTTGTTTAGTTGAATAGGCTAATGGAACTCTAATGGACTGTTCTATAACATTAGAAGTATTTTTACGTTCAATAACTATATTATTAAAGACAGTTCCAAAAGCTATAATAGCCTTACGAATATGCTGATGATAAAAGTTTTGCCCTTTAAACATTATAACTCTCCGAACGGATTATTTTCACTAAAGTCTAATATATCTTCAGCAACTTCCAATGTATCAAAGTCTGCATTATCACCTTGCGTTGCTGGTTTAATAGCAAATGCCTCAGTAATAAAGAATCCATTGTCTTCTAATTTTAACATATTGCCATCTTCTAATAGTAATTGATATAAGTAGGTATCGACACTATTGTCATCTTCAATTCTATCAATTTCAGCTCTGCCTGTATTAATTCTTTCAGAACTATATTCTGCAAGTTCACATATAAGTTTGAATGTATATAGTTTGCCTAATTGATAAAACGGGTCTTGAAACTCAACCATTTTAATTTCAAACAATGAATTAGTTTTAGGAAAGAATAACATATCCCCTTCCATTGGTCTTGAACCGTTTTGAACAAAAGTTCCGCCACTATAGTCTACTAACTGATTCCATCTTCTTCTTGGTAAAACAAAAGTAGCTTGATCTCTAACTTCTAATCCAAAACGTTGGAATAATTCTCCTTCTCCTTCATAACCATTAACGTTTTCTAAATACATTTCTAATGGAAAAGATTCTTCAAATTTACTTAAAGCATCCTCATCAAATATTTCGTCTCTTGTTACAAAAGTTCTAGGAAGATAATATACATCGTGTCCGTATATTTTAATACTTTCAATGATTAGGTCCTCGACTAATAATTGTTCATTATTAGTTCCAGCAGTATCTCCTTTCTGAAAGTAAAAATTTGTTGGCATGGTTTACCCTGTCATAAATGTTGGTGGTAACTCGTATCTAATTTGCATCTCATCTTCAATCGTTGCAATTTCATTTACGGCTTCTACATAAATTTGGTCACCATTTAAAGTAACTCCGCCTGGCATTTGTATTCCACCAAACTTCTTCATGTTCTCACCCCATTGTCTTTTAATGAGTGATGTAGCATATCTCTTTAACCACATATCGTCATAAACTTCTGTATAAGTTTCAGGGTCTAGTAAAGCCCAGCCCTCAGCAATTACGTAATCACCCACGTTAAACGTTCTGTCCATATCAGTGTCAATGTATAGTTTATCTGTTTTTCTATTAAAACGTATTTGTCTTTCAGTTACAAACAAGGATTCCAATACGTTCATATGTGTTTTAACCATTGAATAATATGTAACGTCTGCACTTAATAAGTTATACATATCGTTTAGAGCAAATTGATAATCCACATCAAATAGTCCGTCCGATTTACTTCCTACAACGGCACCAAACTTCCACATTTTTGTAACACCCAAAATGTTATCACCTATAGGAATGTAACTGTTTTCTAAATCACCTTTAGTTAATGGAGTGGTTGCTGATAATGCTACTGTTTGTCCTGATTGATCACCGGTAATAGTTTCTCCAGCAGTAAAATCTTTTTTAATATTATCTACAATAAATTGAAAGTTAGATGCTACGGAAACTATTTTTGCAGATGCTCCTGATGTTGCCCCTGTAACTGTCTCGCCTACTGTAAAATTGTTAGCTATAGAACTTTGTATGTTTAATTCTGAGCCTGTTAATTGTCGCTTTATGTAAACTCTTTCTGTTCCGTCAAAATGATACTCTTGCCATAGTTGTAAGGCATCATCTATACGGTCTGATATTTGACCGTCGTCTACATTTATCTCAATAACAGGAAACCCTAGTCGCCTTAAACAATAATCTATTAACCCTTGTCTTGTTGAAATTGCCATAAGAATGTTCCTTTAATGTTACTATTTATACAAAACGAAATAGGCAGACACAAAAAAGGCCCTGTGTGGGCCTCTTCTGTAACTAAAGTCTAATTATTAACTAGCGTCGTAAGCGTATAGTTCTGCTCTTAGCGCGTCTAATTCTTGTTGAACGAATGCTGTTGAAGCAATCTGTGTCGTATTAGTTCCTGTGGCTGCTGTTGGAGCAGTAGGCGAACCTGTAAGGTCTGGTGAAGCCAATGGTGCCTTAAGTCCTAATGCAGTATCTAGTCCGTCAACGTTTGATGTTGGGACGTTTGAGATTGTAATAACACCGGTT